TTCAAAACCTGAATTATATTGCGACGTAGACACTTGTTTACTCAAGTAGCCATATGAGGTATACTCTATGTGCTTTTTCGTCAAAGTATTTACTCGTAAGAGTCAAATATCAAGGGAGATTCATTATTTAAGATTGAAATGTGGTATTTATATAGTGCCTTAGAAGTATATAAGTTATAAGGCATCCCGGGCCGTGTATTTATACCGGCCCTTAACGCCCGTGGTAGTTTAGTTGGACAAAATACCAGATTGCTAGATGTAAGTCCGAACTCTGGAGTATCGGTGGTTCGAATCCACTCACTGGCACAATGTTAAACTTAAATTCAATCAAATGAAAGCAGAAATCAAAACCGCTGTAGAAGATCTCGTAGCCTCTGTTTTAAACAGTGTAGGAGATCAGGTTAAAGGAGTAGTTCCTGATACCAGAGAAGAAATAATTACAAAGAATGTGAACATTGCATTAATGAAAATTAATCATTCATTAAAGTTAATGAGATCAAACATTGTAGTAAAAATGAAAGGAAAGTCTGGAGAGAAATCTTTAATTTCCGTTTTAAATGAAGAATTCTAACACGGAGATATACCAAGCTGGTATAGGATATACCTCTGACAGCTTCCTAATGGATACATATTTAGTTTTCAGAAGAACTAAGACTGAATATGTTAGTACTCCAACAGCTTTAACTCAAAGAACTTCTAACACTTTTCATATCTATAACTTAGAAACAAATACATGTTGGCAAATAACTAATATAAGGTTTTTTGAGTTATTAGATCTCTATGAAAGTACTGGAGGATTAACTAAAAGAGAAGAGGAGTATTTATATGGTAAGGTTATAGATAACAACTTTGCCATGTATTGTTTATTAACTAGTGCATACATGTAAAATGTTCAAAATATCTAACACACAAAAAGTAATCTTGGATCTTTTGGGGGAAAGGCATGAAATAATGCTACAATGTAACCCAAGTACCACATTGAATAGTATAGATGCTGAGTTAGCTCGCAAACTAAATTTGCCAGCAATTCAACCTCGTCTATTAACCGCAGAAGATCCAGTTACTCCAATTTCTAATGTAGAATTTACATTGGAAATAACGTCTTTAGATGGAGAAATAAAAAGAGTTACAGGTGTTGCAGATATTGCTAATCATTTACGTAAAGACAAGAAGGCTATAAAAGTAGGTAGTAATCTTCTAAGGGAGATAGGTGCTTGTATAGTAATGTCATAAAAATAGAGAAATGATATACTTCGTCCAAAACCCATATAAAATATCTAAAGTACAATATTCAAACAAGATTTGTTGTACTTTAACTTTGGATGAAGCTTTAAGAAATCTATCACAATACAATATATTAGCGCTTGACACTGAGACCTCTGGTTTAAGTAGACACGCTTCTATTCTTATGCTTCAATTAGGCACCCCAGATGGGGATCAGTATGTGATTGACATGCGTCAACAGAATATTGACTCAATTAAAGGCCTATTAGAGACACGATCTATAACGTTCGTAGGGCATAATATCAAATTTGATTATAATGTCTTAAAACGCTTAAAAATACTGTTAAACAAGGTTTACGACACAATGGTCGTAGATCAGGTTATTCATAACGGTAAATACTCCATGATTGAGATTATCCGTCAACACAGGTTCTCTTTGAACGGAGTATACTTCCATTATTATGGTATAAACATTGATAAAGAGACAAGACAACAGTTTTATAAGATGACGGACCAGGACTTTACTGAACAACAAATAAAGTATGGTGCGTTGGATGTTGTCTACCCTTTTGAGATAAAAACCAAACAGGAAGAATTGATCGAAAGGTATTCTTTAGAAACCTGTGTAGATCTTGAAAACAGGGTATTATTAGCCTTGGGTGATATAGAGTATAATGGCTTTCACCTTAATAAGGAGAAGTGGTTAGAAATTAATCGCAAATACAAACTGAAAGTGTTGGAGACAACTAGGCAATTAGATGAGTTACTGCTCTCACAAGACAGTAACAAAGTCAACAAGTACGTTTGTAATGCTTACCAAATGGATCTATTCGATTCAGAGCATGAGAATAAAAGAGCCTCAATAATAAACTGGGGTAGTGACAAGCAAGTATATGAAGTCCTCTCTTCGGTGTTTAACATAAACCCCGTAGATAAACATAAAAAAAATAGTTCTGGTGCTAATGCTATAGAATTACTCAGTGAAAGGTACCCTATAACTGATTTGATTCTAAAGTTACGAAAAGAAGAAAAGGCTGTCAACACTTTTGGCATTGAGTATTTAAACGAGTATCTAGGATCTGATGATAGGATTAGAACATCTTATAATCAAATTGTAGAAACTGGTAGAATAAGCTCAAGAAATCCTAATCTTCAACAAATTCCAAAAGAAGAGGAATTTAGAAATGCCTTCGATGCACCAGAAGGTAGGAAAATAATAACAGCAGACTATTCAGCTCAGGAAGCCAGAATAATGGCAGACAGGGCTAATGATGAAGCTTACATAAACTTCTTTTTAAATGACGGTGGGGACATACATAGTTTCGTTGCTACGAAAATGTTCAGTGCCGCATTTGGAAAGGAATTTATTGTTACAAAAACCAAAAACAAAGCTTACCGAGATAAAGGTAAGACTATTAATTTCGCTATTAGTTTTGGTGGATCAGCATTCGCTCTATCTAAGAGCCTTAAGATTCCAGAAACTGAGGCCCAGGAACTAATCGACGCTTTCTTTAAGGGGTTTCCTCAACTGAAAGCAATGTTTGATAAAAATAAAGAGTTTGCCCTGAAATATGGGTACATTATAACTAATAACATTATCAAACGAATACGTCACTTTAGATACTGGGATAGATACAAAGAATTATTAAGAAAGTCAGTTTTAAACTCTGAAGAGAGAAGTGAACTAATGAAGATCAAAGGTAGAATAGAACGTAGGGCTTTAAATACTCCTATACAAGGAACAGCATCAGACATGATGAAGTTAGCCTTGATATATATCAGGGAGTCCCTGTTAAACAGGAATATAATGCCTTACGACACTACAGCTAATATAAAATTAGTTAATGTTGTACACGATGAATGTAGTACTGAGTGTACGGAAGAACTGGCAGAAGAGACTGCCAAACTACAAAAAGAATGCATGGAAAGAGCTGGGGCATTTCTCATTAAATCAATGCCAATGATGGCTCAACCAGTAATTAAAGATCACTGGGATCATTAATACTTTACAACAATTGCGAATACTTAACAGTGAGTTAAAACACTTGATTATGGTAGTTGATGTAAATATTGATAAAATTTTGAGATTAGGGATATCTGCAGATACTTATATAATGCTGTATTTAATTCACAAAAAGAATTATTTGATAGCAAATAAGATACTTGCAAGTAGACCTGTCTTAACAGAAGAAGTTTTGAATGATTTAGTCAACAAAAGATTAATCCACAATTCTAATTTACCTGGGTTTTGTAACCCACAAAAAATACAAGTACGTGATATGTTCGTAGAAAATGTGATTAAATCCACAAGTTTCTTCGATGAGTTCTTAGAGCATTTTCCAACCAAAGTTATAAGACCAGATGGAATAACTGATTATTTAAGGTCAGATTTAAAGAGGTGTAAGATCCTATATAATAAGCTGACAAAAGGAGATCGAGAGATTCATCATGATATATTAAAGTATCTAGATGAAGAAGTGAGAATCCGCACAGAAACAAACCAAATGAAGTTTATGAAACGCTTGCCAAAGTGGTTAGCTTCAGAGGAATGGGAGACGTGGAAACTTAAACTCGAAGATCCCTCTTCAATTAGTGTCCCATTAAGTTATGGCCAAAATTTAGAATAAAATGCTACCATATAGACACATATCAGAGGCTGCTACAGATATTGTGAATTATATTCACGATAGAAGAAGTGGTAAGGTAAAATCCTTGCGTACTAGGTGGCACAAGTTTAACAATCAATGTATGGGAGGAATAGAACCAAATACTATATATACCTTTGCAGGTGTATCAGGTAGTGGTAAATCTTCTTTCTTAAATAGTTTAGAAAGCGATCTTTTTGACTTAAATCCTAAAGAAGACTTTATAATACTATCCTTTAACTTCGAAATGTTATCCTCTAAGCAGGTGGGTAGAAAAATATCGTATCGGCTAGAGAAAACAACACAACAGTTGTATTCTGGTCTTGAAGGAGATGATCTTTCAGATCAAGACATAGCAAATATCGAAGTAGAGGCACAAAAGATTGGTAAATATCCCATTTATTACGTGGATATACCAGGTACTATAGATGAAATAAGATCTACGGTATTAGAATTTTCAAAGCTTGACTTTGTAAAAGACAAATGGCTAATCATAACATTAGACCATGCCTTGTTAACAAAAAGTAGACAAGGTGAAAAAGAAAGAGAAACGTTAGCGAATCTTCAATATACGTTTATGGAGATCAAGAAATATAGTAGAAATACTATTATACAACTCAGCCAAATGAATAGGGAAATAGAGGGTGCTGAAAGGATGGCAAATCCTTCCATGCATTTTCCTAGTCGCCGAGATATTTTTGGCTCGGAAGCGTTGTTTCAGGCCTCTGACTATGTAATTGTAATGCATAGACCAGAACTGTTACAACTAAGAAGTTATGGTGTAGGAAACTGGCCTGTAGCCAACATGATATACCTTCATTTCTTAAAGAACAGAGAAGGAGAACTAAAAGTTCTTAGCTTTGTCAACAACCTCAAGTACAACCGGATTGATGAGTATAATAAGGAAACTCCTGTAATTCCGAATCTTCAATTATTTTAATTTGAATTATTAACAATTAATTTTTAGGCTTATGTTACCAAATGCAAGACGAATTACTTTTTACGAAGATTACTTTGCACCTGAAAGAATAGTGTTCGTTCAAAGTAAACCCAAAAACCTTCTCAATGATGAGGGTCAATTCCTTGTCCATATTGACGAGAAAACCCCTTACCTGGAAGAACTGGTAAAACGCGCACAGAATTTGAACCTGACAGTTTCCGGAGACGGTACTGCCCCCGTTAGTGGTGGAGATATCCGCCAGGCACGGAAAGGTGATTTCCTGAGCGTCGGAACTTCCACAAGGTTCGATGTCAACTGGATTAAGAGAGCAGGTTATGTTTGTGACAATGGTTACAAACCGGTTTATACAATGACCGAAGACTGGAAAAAGATCAACAGCGCTCTTGAGCAATATGCTGATCTTAAGAAAAGCAAGTTTACTTGCCCGCTTTGTGGAAACAAAGTAAATATTCATTCCAGGTTTGCAGTAGTCGACGGACGTGTTCGCGTCTATAACAACGACGAAATTGCAGTTCTTGTTCCTAAGAAAGTCACTCTCCCTGAGTTTGACCAGAGGATCATTAACATCAGATTTACGTACTAATCTTAGTAATAAGAAATAGACGGTATTCTTTATAATTGAGTTTAGGGTGAAGAAATTCACCCTAACTTAATTTTAATTAAATAAAAGTTATGGCAAATAAAATTTTAATTTTAGGTCAACCTGGTACGGGGAAAACTTCCTCAGCCAGAAACCTCGACCCTGCTACAACTTTTATTATTTGTCCCGATGAGAAGGCTTTGCCTTTCAAAGGATGGAAAAACAATTACAAAACAATTTATGGCGAAAATGGTAAAATAGATTTGGCGAAAACAAATTTCTATCGAACCAGTTCCCCTCAAATTGTCAAAGCAATGTTTAAAGCAATATCTGATAGTAAGCCAGAGACGAAGGTCATTTTACTGGATACTATTACTTCCCTTATGATCTCAGAAAATATGAAGAGAATAGGTGAAAAAGGATTTGAAAAGTTTAATGACTTTGCTTATGACACTTACTCAATTATTAAAATGATTGATGGACTGAGGGATGATCTCACAGTTATAGTTATTGCTCATGTTGAAGAAAATTACGATTCAGAAGGTCAACTGCGTGTATCTTTTATGGTTCCAGGAGGTAAACTCCTACGGGAAAAAATAAAAGTTGAAAGTATGTTTACTACCGTGTTGTATACTGAGGTTGAAATGAAAGACAATTTACCGATTTATCATTTCCTTACTCAAAACAACGGCAAAAATAGCTGTAAATCACCCGAAGGCATGTTTGATGAATTTCGAATAGACAACGAGTTACTCGATGTTTTGAAGAAAATGAAAGAATATGATGAAGGTGATTCTAACTAAATATATATTACAATGTTATATAAAGTGACTGAAGACTTACAAAAGAAAAATGTAAGCAACCGTTATATGGATGTGGGTATTCACGAAAACGTAGAATTGGTTTCCGTCGAATACAAACAGACAGAAAAGACCGAATATATTGCTTTCTATTTTGAAGATGAAGCAAAAGCAAAGCTGTCCCATACAGAATGGAAGATAAGACAATCTGTTCCATTGACTGAAATGGAACCTGATGCTGCTGCTTTGCATTTACGTTTAGTAAATGACCAAATTAGAAGGATTAATTCAATTGTAACTACATTTACTCCTGAAGAAAAATTTAGGAAAGTAGATACAGATACTTTTGCTGACTTCTGTAAGTCAACAATAGAGGTCTTGGGTAATTCTTATAAAGGTGTAAAAGTACGTATTAAAGTAGTCTATGATAGACGTAATTTTACTTCTTTGCCCAGGTATACCAATTATACTTGGATAGAAAGAATGACCGTTCCGAAGGAAGAATCGGAAATAAAGATATTCACTAATGACAAACTAACCAAGTCTGTACCAAGAGCAATCAATGGTGCTGACGAAGATGTTAAGAATGTATTAACTGAAATTAACACGGAGACTAAGCCTGAAGAGGATAAGTTACCGTTCTAAATACAAACAGGGGCTCAGAAATGGGCCCCTTTCTTTATTTAATCAATTAGTAATTCAAACTATATGGCAACAAAAAGAGATTTAAATGAAAAACAGCTCCGTAGTTTCTTAAAGCGTGGACAAAAGTCTATAATAGAAATATGTGAGCATTTTAATTCTTCTCCTCAAGCAGTAAGGAAAATGATATCTAAGTTAAAAGATGACAGTTATGATATCGTAGAAACAGATACTGAAGGATTTGAATTAAACCTGGATTTTAACAAGGGAATAGTAAAACATGATTATGATCCTGGAATGTGGAAGGGAGACCTTCTTAGATTCGGGTTTGTATCAGACAACCACTTGTGTAATAAGAATAGTCGTGAAGATGTTTTAAACACGCTGTATGATATATTTGCAGGTGAAGAAGTAAAGACTGTTTATAATGGTGGTAATTGGATTGATGGAGAGTTCCGGTGGAACAAGAATGAAGTGTTTGTTCATGGAGCAACCAATCAGTTAAAATACTGTGCAAGAAATTATCCATACAGAGTAGGGATCACAACCAAGTTCATAGCAGGGGATGATCACGAAGGATGGTATGCGCAAAGAGAAGGAATTGATGTAGGAGACTATCTACAAAAGCATCGTATGGATGATTATGGTTATAATGATCTTGAGTATCTTGGATACGCAGAGGCTGATATTCTTCTTTCTGAACCTGAACAAAAGCACAAGTCCTATATGAGACTCCTACATGCTGGTGGAGGTACTGCCTATGCACTGTCTTACTCCGTTCAAAAGATTGTAGAGAGCTACCAAGGAGGAGAAAAACCTGCTATACTATTGGTAGGACACTATCATAAACTTAGTTATGAGTTTCCAAGAGAAGTGCATGCTGTTCAAATGGCTACAACCTGTGACCAAACTTTATTTATGAGAAAACAGAAAATACAAGCTATGGTTGGAGGTGGTATTATAACAGCTACGAGAAACAAAGAAGGTGTAATCTGTAGATTTCAACCAGAGTTTATTACTTTCTATGATAAAGGATTTTATATCGGTAAGGACAAATACTGGAAAAAGTAATGTATAACGTATCCTTTGCACTTACTTCAGGAGATAACTTTCCTCAAGCTATCCTTGATGAAGTTAGTGAATATGAGATATATGCTTTTTATTTAGGCCATGCCTTTGAAGTGGGGAAACTATTTAGTTCCCCCTTCAGGCGAGACCTGCGTCCCTCTTTTAATATATACCGCGACAAGATCTCTGGTAAATTGTTATACAAAGACTTTGGTGATATATACTCAAAAGGAGATTGTTTTGGGTTTGT